TTTAAATTATTACATGATCTAGGAAAGGCAACTTCTTCAGGCGATAATGTTTTAAATACTTCTTTAAAATCTGCAACAAATTTAATTAGATCATCTTCATTTTGATTCATAATTACACGTATTGCTTCTTTAATCTTGCCTCTACAAACTTCAGGCGTTGATGATTTAACTGCTTCAACACCCATAACTTTTAGTTTAGGAAACTCATATCTAATACCTTCTTCATCAAATACATTCATAATATATCTTTTTTTAGCAACCCATATGCCTTTGTTAGCAATTGCTTCTCGTTTCATAAACATTTTTTGTTGATAAGCATTTACATACTTGGCAAGATTTTCAAAACTTTGATCTATAACTTTTTGTATTTTATCTTCAGCAGCCTTGTTTATAAAGTCTGTAATCTGTTGTGGTGTTTTATCTTTACAAACCTTTTCAACTAACTTATCTAATTTTAAATAGATAGAATCTGTATCAGACGCAACAATATAATTTACATTTGTTGTATTTAATAATCTATTCATAAAAGCATTTACATCACGTTCAACCCAACGAATAGATAATTGACCACCTAGTGTGATTGCTTCTGCCTGTTTTACATCAAAGTATCTAAAGTATTGATTACCGATTGCACCATAAGCAGAGTTTAACGAAATCTTTTTTGCCATTTGTATATTATGACATCTAGCAATTTCATTTGAATAAATTGGGTCTTTTGTCTTTTGAAATTCTTTTTTAGCTTCTATTGCCTTTTGTTTAAATATAACACGATCACCATACATTTTCTCCATCAACTCAGCAAGAAAACCTTGTTTATCACGTCTAAACATAGCACCGTTTGGTGCGATAGTTACATTTTTTTCTTTTGCCCATTTAAGATTTAATCTTTCAGATAAAAAGTTTTCTACACCTACTGCCTTAGGTTCAACACCTACAAACGTTTCAGGACTAATATTGTATTGCATAATTAAATGAGGATACAAACTATTTAAATCAAACGAAACAATCCACTTATGTAAACCTAAATCAGGATCTTTTACATATGCACCTTCATATTGAGTTGCCTTTTCATGGTCTTCTCTTGGTGGTATAACAATATTTTTTTTATGTAAGTGATTATAGATTAATGTATCCCAACATCTTACTTGTGAATAAACATCTGTGTAATTTACTTTGTAGTCATATGCCATTGTTAAACACAATTCAATCAATCGCATTTTATCTTCTAGTCTATCAACTAGTTCAACATCTTGGATATTATATTCTATAAACCTTTGATAATCTTTTGTATAGAAATCTTTAAATGTTTCATATGGGTTATCTAATTTCTGTTCGCCTAGTTCTACCTTTGCAATATAATTTAGTTTATAAGACTCTTGTCTAACATATGTAAATTTTTTATATAGATCAAAATAATCAAGTACAGATATACCTAACATATTCCAATACTGTTGATTTTTTTGTCCTAGTTGTACACGTTCAGCATTAACATAATTCCAAGGCGACATTTTATTAATTGTATCATTGTCAAATATAAATCTCATTCTATTCATCAAATAAGGTATATCAAAAAACTTTACATTCCAACCTGTTACAATATCAGGATGATTTTTACACCAGAATTTCATAAACTCTAATAGTAAATGTTTTTCGTTTTGACATTTTACATAAGTTACATTTGTCTTTTTAGATATAAAGTCGCCAGTACCCCAAGTTAATATTTGTTTGTTACTGTGATTTTTTACAGTAATACAAATTATAGATTCTTTTGCAGTATCAGGATTAGGAAAACCATGTTCACATTCTGTTTCAATATCAAGTGTAAAGATTTTGATGTAGTCTTTATTCCATCTTATATCATCTTTAAATTGATTTGCAATGTATTGATATTGATAACGATTCATACCATAGATTTTATACTCTGGTATACTTTTATATTCGTCAAAGAAATGTTTTGCTTTTGAAATACTACCAAATTGTTTAGGTGCAACAAACGTGCCGTCTAGTGTCTGATATTTTGTTTGTTGATTTGTTGGTACAAAAAGTGTAGGTTCGTAATTTATTCTACTGATATATGATTGACCATTAGCGACACCACGAATAAGTAATTTACCTTTATACTCTAAAACACTTGTATAAAAATCACTTGCTAAATTCATAATGTATTATATCACAAAGACCTAAAAAAATCAAGTCTATTTTGGTATGTGGACTATTAATCCGTCTAGTTTTTCGTCTAATACTATTTGACAACTTAATCTACTATTCTTTGTTGCTTTTGGTTCATAATCTAATAGTTCTTGTTCGGCACTTGTTTCATCTGGTTTGCCTACTTTGCCTATCCAATTTTCATCAACTATCACATGACAAGTAGCACACGAACAAGCACCACCACAATCTGCGTCTATACTTTCAACATATCCATTTTTAGAAAAATACCTTGACGCTTCCATTACTGTATTAAATTCAGGACACTCTACAGTTTCAGTATTACCATCTGTGGTTTTAAAATGTACTTTTATGTTTTTCATACTATTAATTTATTATTTGGCTTAACAATACTACTTGTATTTTTTTCGTATGCGTCTAATAAATTTTGATCTGGATTAGTAATTGTAATTATGTTTGCTTTTTTAATTTTAATTACTTCATCTTTTGTATATGGTATATAAGGATGAAAACCTATTGACATAGGTTGTCCTGGTTGACCTTGCATTGGTATTAATACAAATGGTTTTTTTATATACTCAAACGTAATATGATCTACTGCTTCACCTTCATTTAAAGGATCACCATCAACTGGTGTGCCTATCATATCCTCACCCGTAGTGAGTCTGTATAATTTAATCATAATATATCCTTTCAATTATTCAGATTTAGTTTCTTCGTTAACTACCTTTTTACCAATATTATATTTCGCTTGTAAATTCCACTCGTTCTTTTCTTTAAATGCAATAATTTTAATTTGTGATAATGGTGCTTTATTTGTAGCAGCTTCTGCTTTTACTATTGACAATAAGTTCCAGTCTTGTAATAAAATAGCAATTGTATTTCTTCTCTGCACATCATTTTCAACTAACGTAGCTTTCTTGCCATCTAAAGCAAATAATTCTTTGAAATGTACTATGTAATATTTACCTTGTTTATGTAGTATGTGGCAAGATTGAAATAACGTTTTATCTTTACGACTTGCAACTCCTATTCGGGACAAAGTTTCCCTTATTTTAAGAAAGTCATCTGGCTGATTAAGAGTAACCTCTAACATCTGGTCAGGTGACCAATTAAATTCTTCACTCATCTTTTTCTCCCACCTTTATCAAGTTTTTCCTTGATAAGATTCAATTGTTTTTTATCTAGTATGTCAAGGGCTACTTTTGCTTTTGAATTGCTATAACCATAATATTCTTTTACATACTCTAAATTTTTTGATTTAGCAGTTGATACCCATTTACCACCAAATCTTTTTCTCTTACGAATACTATTTATTAGAAAGTGAAATTGAAGACGCTTAGCAAGGCCATGCCTTTGATTCATCTCATTTGCCATCATTATAGTGTCAACATGTTGCGATAAACAACGATTAATAACATAAGGTGGGAACTTCTTTTCCCAAGTTATATCGTCACCATCAAGCAAATTAACCTTACTAAAATTAATCGCATTTAGATAATCAGATAATTTATATTCAATCATAATTAATGCTTTTCATGTTTTTTGTGACCTTTATGAGAACCCATGTAGTAATCTCCTGGTTCATAATCCCATACTTTACCGTGATGTCCTCTAATGTCAGCCCAAAACATTCTGCACTTTACTATAAGTGTTCGCCAAAAAGTTCGTCTTGCCATTTTCTCCTCTACTTAAATTTACATTCTGCCATGATTTGCGTTAAACACGCAACCATATTTATCTCGTGGTCTGCCACAAACGCTGATTTATATTGGTAATCAGCAATTGTTAGTACGGCCGCAGGAACAGATTGAGGTTGAAGACTCTTGTAAAGAATATCATAGATACTACTAAACAATGAAGAAGGATCTTTATCTAGGTTTTGTACAACCCATTTTCTCATATCAGTAAATCTTTTTTCTTTTAACAACTTAACAAGTTCTTTATTATTGATTTCTGACAAAGAAACAAGTATACCACTATCTATTTTGCCTCTTACTGAATATCTTTGTAGTTCATTGATTGTTCTTCTAAAGTCTGGATAGTGTCTTTGTATTAGTTCAGCAATTACTTTTTTATCAAACTCTATATGCTCTGTCTTTAATATTTCTTGTAGTCTGCCCATAAATGCAGTAGCAGTTTTAATTTTCTGACCATTAGTAATACGAAAATCAATTACTGTACAACGACTATGTAATGCAGGTATAATCTTGTTTTTAAAATTACAAGTAAATATAAATCTACAGTTTTTGTAAAAAGTTTCAATAAAGTTTCTTAACGCAGGTTGAACAGAATCAGGATTCATATAATCAGCCTCGTCAATAATTACAACTTTATGATTAGAATTGCCATCTAAAGAAACACTAGACGCAAAGTTTTTGATTGTAGTTCTTAAAGTATCAATATGTCTACCTTCGTCTGAACCATTGATAATAATATAATCACAACCTAGTTCTTCGCACAAGGCACGAGCAACTGTCGTTTTACCCGTACCTGCTGTGCCAGAGAGAAGAAGATTAGGAAGTTCTTTATTATCTAAAAATTTAGAGAAGGTATTTTTTAAGTCTTCACTTAAAATACAATCTGATATTTTTTTAGGACGGTATTTTTCAACCCATAAAAAGTCTGACATTCAACACCTCTAAAATGTTGAATCAGCTTCTAATGCAATCCAGTATTGCACAGGAACTTTTTTGTTTATAAAATGAGCAATCTTTGCCTTAGATAATGCAACATCATATTCACCAGGAATAATTTTCATATTCTCTGCCTTGATGTAAGCAGTAAACTCAATATCAGTAGTACCAACTTCAATAGATGAAGTATTAGAATTACTGTTTTTCTTATCTAACGCAACTAATTTAATCTTGCCATTCTCACCTTTAAATGCAATATCAGGTAGACTTAAATTTGTATATAGTTTTTTGACAGAATCATAATCACTATTTTTAAGTGTAAATGTAACTGTCTTATCTGGCATTTGTATTTCTTTTGATGGTACAACTAATGTTGACTTGTCAGCAAAAGCATATCTTGCCGATAGAGAGGAACTCTCATCTTTGATTTGTAGATTTGCAGAACCATTAAACTTTAATACAGGTTTTGCAAAAGAATCTAGTGCTCTTAAAAACTCTGGTAAGTCATAAACACCAAATTCTGTTTCAAACTCTTCAGCAACATCTGCCTTTGCCATAATGTTTTTCATTGTTGACATTGTAGCAATTGATTTGCCAGGTTTGAATAATATATTATTGTTAATGTCAGAGAAATTTCTCAATACACTAACTGTCGCTTCACTTATTTTCATTTCTTCTCCTTATCATAATTTAATAATAGTATAGTATAATGTATAGCCTTCAATAAGTCAGCCCTATTGTGACCATTCTTTTTGCCATATCTACACAAATATTTAATTGCATTTGCATGGCAAAAATCTTTTCCAATGTTAAGAGTTTTAAGTAAATCTAAAACTTGAAAGCCATCTTTACCCGTAGAGTAATGTTCGCCATAAGTAGATTTAATATAATCACCAATCTCTTTTAAGATTTTATCTTCATTGTATTTCATAATATAATTATAACACTAAAAGATTATTTTGTCAATTGTTCTAATACATGAGATGGATTAGATACCGTATAAGGATCATCATCATCACTAAAGTTATTTAAACCTGGTTCAATAAATGCTTTTTCTAATTGACCATCGTTTATAATAGCTGCAAATCTCCATGATCTTAAACCAAAACCTTGTTTAGGTTTGTTTACTAACATACCCATTGCTCTAGTAAAAGTACCACAACCATCAGGTATCATTTTAACATTTTTAATTTCTAAATCTCTTGCCCAAGCGTTCATAACAAAAGCGTCATTTACAGATATGCAATATACATCATCTATACCTGCTTCTTTAAACTTGTCATAATCTCTATCATAACTTGGTAATTGTTCACCTGAACATGTAGGTGTAAAGGCACCAGGTAAACTAAACATGACTACTCTTTTACCTTTAAATAGATCATCTGTGGTTACATCTTTCCATGTGCCACCGATAAAAGTACAGCCACCTTTTTCGTCTGAGTCGCCTTCTCTAAATTTGAATGTGTGTTTAATTAGTTCCATAATATATTCTCCTTCAATAATTAAGTGAGAGGTCAGTATATTGTGGAGGACTGACCTCTCTATGTGTGGTGTATTATTATTTATACATCACTATTTTTATAATAACAAATTTTTTTTAATTTGTCAAGCCTATATGCCTTGCATATTAGGATCTTTAGACGTGATATTTTTAGTTGCTCTAGGTCTACTTAAAGGTCTTTTTGCCTTTTGTCTATTAATCGCTCTATGCGATTCAGCAACTCTTAACATCTTTCTTACGATTGCGAAATCTCTAAAGTTCATAACGCCTCCTTTTGTAAGGTGCGTTTCTTCGGCGATTGCCTACTTCCATCCGATAGGATAAACGATTATATAATTATTTATACAAGGGCGGCGATTAAGCCGCCCCTATCTATGATTACTTAATGTCTATTGTTTTAAGTTTTTTAGCGTCTGGAATAATCTTCTCCATTGACACTTTTAACAGACCGTCTTTTAACTCTGCACCTTTGACTTCTACGTCATCAGCGATAGTAAATGATCTCTTAAAGTATCTTTTTGAGATACCTTTGTGGATCACATCCTTATCTTTCTTTGGTGCTTCACCTAGTGACTCTCCAAAAGCGTTAACTTTTGATTCGATAGTTAATGTATTGTTCTCACTAGTAATCTCAATATCTTTTTTATTGAAACCTGCAAGAGCAATCTCAATATCAAATTTATGAGAACCTGTCTTAACTAGATTGTATGGTGGATAGTTAACCGTAGGTACATCAAACATTGATTCGAAATGATCAAACATATCATCAAATCCTACTGATAACGGTCTTGATTGATTGAAAATAGATAGTGCTTTATTGGTCATAAAACCTCCTTTTGTTAAGCAAAGTTTATTTTCTGACACCCTATAAGGCGTGTCTATGATATTATATAATAATTATTTATATAATGTCAAGCGTGGCAGAGGTAGGCCTCACCCTCTTTATACTAATAGGTCTTA